TCTGAGACACGTATGTCGATACGGTCCAGCATTGCGTCTGCCTCGCCCCCACAAGGGCTAGGCAGATATGTGCGTACGCGCACGTATTTTGCGAACAGAGTCGTATGGGAGAAACTCGCCCTCCGCCCGAAGCTTTCCGACGTACTCACGAGCCACCATCGACATGGGGGCCCGAGACGAGTACTGGAGGGAACTGACGGCGGGGTAGCGAAGCTTTCCCGGTTTTACTCTCTTTCGGCTATCCGAGGTTTCAAACTTACCACCATGAGCGGTATAAAACTCGTTTGTAAGTATTGCTACATACACCCGAGCCTCATGGTAGGAGACAAAGGAAGTATCTTCGTACCGCCCGTCAGCTTCCAACGCACTGACGGAAGCGACGGTGGACTCAAACATGGTCCAGGCTACTTCCTCGTCCGCCTTGTAAGCCGCCCAGTCGAGCGGATTACAGGTAACCTTCCACCTCGGAATCTTAGGAGTCGGACTCATCTCTTTAATGAGTGTGGCGAGACGGTTACGCACAGAGCCAGGAACAGCCGCCATCTTCCCAGAAGACGGATGTCCAAGGCCCCCAAGCTCAACCGGCAGCTGGGGAAACCGGCCGAGGCGTCGCGCCTTGGCCCTAACGTCCCGCCACAGGACACGACAGGCTCGATCCATACGTTTCCATATGAACGAGTCGAAGTGTTTCGTGTCCAAGGTCCCATCACCTTCCTTTGCGAGCGACTTAAGCGGTACCGGCTCGAAGCACCTGTTGTCCTTGAACTCAGGCAACACGTACAACTCGCAGAAGAGAAACCCTCTGCGACCGATAAAGGTCTTCCGCTTATGAAGCCCACTCCCTACGATCGTCACTCTTCGATCGTAGTTGTCGACAGATTCAGGTACAGCAGCCGAGGCGACGTCATCTCCACAGATGACCGTCCTCGGTCCAAGGGGCGTGCTGCACCAGCCGTTGAGGATGCTGAGGATGGTAAACGAGCACGGAGTGCCCATCAGAATACCGCGGACAAGCGGTACCAAGACTCGCGTCTTACCATCAGCTCCTTTCACGACCTCGAACTTGTCGATCGCTGCTTCCCTCACCCTCCTTGGCAGATCCGAGGTTTCGTACGACACATAGTGCTGCCTATGACCGACTCCAAGAGTGTCGGCCATGAGATTTACGGTGTGGCTGTCCACGCCACACCTTTGAAGGCCGCGAAGAACGGACCTCACAGCATCATGCGCGAAACCATCGGTTGCCTTGGTCAGGTCTGCGGAAACGTAGACCGAACCAGGAGGGAGACCCATCCTGGCCAAGCTTTCCTTCGCGTCAGAATCGTTTCCGAAGATCCGATCATCCGCGTCGCGAACGCGAGGCCATACCCGTTGGCGACAAAGATCGCCAGCGGCAAAGAGGGAAGCAGGAGGAACGGTGATGATCCTGCACTTATCTCCCTGTTCAGGTATTCCGGTAGCCCTGTGAACCACGGGCTCAGAACCACCCCTAACGAACTGTTCAACCATGCGCGCTGCGCTTTGCGCGCGAACAGCCGTCATATACCCGGGGGTGTCCACGGAAGACTGATCAGCCTGTCGCCAAAGTGTCCTCGTAGGAGGATACGAAGGAAGACGGTCCAACGGGGGATCCACGCCAAGAAAGGCGGGATCCTGCTCACACAGGTTAATGTGACCGTTGTAACCGCCCTTCGCCTTGCTACACTCGGCGACAGCGTGGTTGGAGATAGGTGCGGATGCACTCCTAAGAACTCCTACAAACTGGCCTCTAAACTTACGGTAAACGTACTGCTCAATCTGTTCCTGAACGCCTTCGGGAACGCTACGTTTATCAGTTATGAGGTCAAGGTGAGCTGCCATAGAATTGGAGACTTCGCGTGCATCTGGCTTTGGCAAGGCCCTGGCAAACCTGGTGAAGGCCAGGCCAGACAGGGTGTCTTTGTCAACGCACGCGCGGAGCCATCTCTGAATTCTATTTGGAACGCCAGGAACAAAGTCGGGTTTCACCTCAGACAGGACGTACCCTCTGAGAGACACAGCCAAGTCCTTCAACTTGGAACAAGTGTTGTGAGCCCCGTCGCGGCGGATAGACCGCGCGACCCAATCCCTGGTAACCCAACAGCCCCTATGGTAGGAGATACCGAAAGAGATAAAACCAAGCCACAAGGCCTGCCAAACCAAGTCGTCGCGAGACGGCTTGATGGCCTTATGACGTTTACGACTCTTACGATCGCGGGGACGACTGGACCGTCCGGTCCTCTTAGAGGACGGAACGGCCCGGGACTCACCAACCCGCCGATACATGAGTAAACTGGGAAGTTTCTCATGCATGGTGGCTGAATAAGTC